CTGGCGTCAGTGGCGCCTTCAGCCAAGGCATCTCAACGGTGGGTAGCCTTATTGTGTCGTGGTCGCCTGTTAGCCTTTTCAAGAAAGCCTTTTCCGGAGTAATGATCTGGTTCGGTGTCGATCTGCCCGAGTCTTTCACCGGCTTCGGCAAACAGATCCTAGACGGCCTGGTGGGCGGCATACTCGGTGGCCTAAGCAAGGTGAAAGAAACCATCACCGGCGCCGGCGCCAAAGCGATCGGCTGGTTCAAAGAAACGTTGGGCATCAAATCCCCGTCCCGCGTGTTCATGAGCGCAGGCCACGACACCCTGGAAGGCTACCGCCAGGGCCTGGAACAGAAAGAGCCCGACACACTCAAGCAAGTTACCGGCTTTGGAAAGCGTGTACGCCAGGCCGGTGCGGGCATTGCCATTGGCGCTGCAGCACTGCCAGCCGCCGCCGGCAACGTGGAATTCGACAGCAGGCCGCCCATTTCCCGTGGCGCGCCAACCACACAGCAAGCCGGTGGCGACACCATCACCATCCACGTCAACACAGCACCCGGGCAAAGCGCCCAGGAAATCGCCGGCGAAGTGCAGCGCATACTGGCCGCGCGTGACAGAGCCAAAGCCACCCGCGCCCGCAGCGCACTGTACGACAGGGATTAACCGCTATGATGATGACGCTGGGCATGTTTGTATTTGAAACAAAGTCTCTGCCGTATCAGCAGCTGCAGCGCGCAAGCCAATGGCGCCACGCCAGCCAGTCGCGGGTAGGGCAGCGGCCCGGGTACCAATACCTGGGCCCAGGTGAAGACACCATATCCCTGTCTGGCACATTGCACCCCGAAATAACCGGCGGCCGCGTAACCCTGGACGACGTGCGAATCATGGCAGACGAGGGCAAAGCCTGGCCGCTGATCGAAGGATCGGGCCGGGTTTACGGCTTCTGGGCCATCACCGGCGTGAGCGAAACCAGCTCCGTGTTTTTCAGCGACGGCGTGCCGCGCAAAATCGAATTCAGCATCGAACTGGTTCGGGTAGACGAAGACAACTTCGAACAGTTCCGCAGCCAGGCAGGTACCAGCCGCGACGCCGCCATTGGCCTAGGGCTTTACAACCCACGCCGCAGCGGAGGGTTACTCGCATAATGGAACACCGCGCCCCGTATTACCGCCTGATCGTTAACGGCACCAACATCACCCCGCGGGTAAACGGCCGCCTGATCGACCTGACCCTAGACGAAACCCCAGGCGACGAAGCCGACACCCTCTCAATCACCATCAGCGACCACGACAGCGCCGTAGAGATCCCGCCTAAGGGCGCCGAGATTGAGCTGGCCATAGGCTGGAAGAATCAGCAGCTGGTCGAAAAAGGCCTGTTCATTGTCGACGAAGCCAGCTTCACCGGCCCGCCCGACCAAATCAGCATAACCGCCCGCAGTGCCGACATGCGCAACGGCTTGCCCGCGCGGCGAACACGATCGTGGGACCAGGTAACCCTGGGCGACATAGTGGGTGAAATCGCAGCCAACAACGAACTGGAAGTAGTGGTGGCCAAGCGCCTGGGCGCGATCGCCATCGAGCACCTGGACCAAACCGACGAGTCTGATTTGAACCTGCTGAACCGTCTGGCCGAAAGGCACGACGCCATATCCGCAGTAAAAGCCGGCCGCCTGCTGTTCACACCCAGGGGCGAAGCCAAAACAGCCAGCGGGAACGCCTTGCCACTGTTGGCCATCACCCCGCAAAGCAGTGACCAATACAGCTACCGCGAAGTAGACCGCGAAAAATACACCGGCGTGGTGGCGTTCTGGCAAGACTTAGAAAAGGGCACACAAGTACAGGCACTGGCAGGCAGTGACGGCAGAATAAAGCGCCTGCGCGCAACCTACGCCAACGAACCGGAAGCCCTGGCAGCGGCGAACGCGGAGTTGAACAGGCTTACTCGAGGAGAAGCAGAATTCAGCATCACCCTGGCCGTGGGCCGGCCAGAGATTGGGCCAGAGTGGCAAATGTCAGTGGACGGTCTGAAGCCGCAAGTAAATGGCCGGCAGTGGGTGATTACCAGGGCCAGCCATAGCTTGAGTGATAGTGGATTGATTACAGCCTTAAATGCCGAAACAATCAGTCAATAGAAAGAACCTATTGCTAATGTTCGTGGGGTATCTCGCCCGTCTCCAGCATTGTTATCAGCGCATCGTGCGAAAGGATGAAGCACCCGCGGTCACGGGCTTTTTCCATCTTCGCCGGGCCGGCATTTGGGCCGCAGCAAAGAAACGAAAGGTTTTTGGTAACGTCCTTTTTAACCGCCATCAGGTGTTCGGAAGCCTGGCTTTCAAGCGTTGCCCGAAGGTCTTTGGCAAAACCCGTGAAACAAATCTCTGGGCTTGTATCCGCTTTCGGCGGTGGCGGCGTGTAAGGCTGCCTGACCGTTGCTTCGCCTTCACCCAGGTACCGGTTGATTCTGTCTTTACGAAAGGTGCGGTACTTTCCATCGTGCTGACAAACGCCCCGCAAATATCGCCCCGACTCGTTCCAGTGCTCCACCGTCCAGTCGTTTGTTTCTCCTTTTGAATCCGTATAGTTAAACGAAATTGAGCCCATTGCGGACATCCTTGTTTTTATAACTCCAATGGTCGAAGTCATGCACTAAAAAAACCGCTGACTTAGAGCCTGCCGGGCTCCACCACCACGCTCAAAACCGTCTTTGTTGACGGGTCATAGTCACAGCTGTATGCGTAATTTTCGAAAGCGCCATAGCCATTGGAGAACTGAACGCGGTCGCCGTAGTAGGTAAGGGTGCCCTCATCCTTGTCCAGCCAGCCGCGCCGGCTCAGCTTCAAATCGGGGTATTCATCAGTCCACTTAACCTCATACTTGGCCTGGCGCTCAATCTCTTTTTGGCATCGGTTAGTTGCACCTGACCAATGTTGCTCGCCCCAGCACGCAATATCCTGCCGGCACAGCGCTTGTTCAGCGGCTTCTGTTGTCGCTATTTCCTCTGCCGTAGGGCCGGCTGGCTTTTCAACCACTTCATCTTCGGAAGAACAAGCGGTAAAGCCAATCACTGTAACCAGTGCGATGGCGCCAAGTCCGATCAGCATTTCCTTATTACCGACCCCGGGACTCTTTACGCCGCAATGCGGGCAGGTCTTAGCCTGAGCTGAAACCTCTCTTTTACACTCTTTGCACTTTGTTAAAGCCACAACAAACTCCTTATTCAACAGCTTCCATTAAAAAACCTTACCACTGCGCCAATAGCACTGCCCCACAATCTCCACCTGGCCCATGTTCTCCGGATGGATGATTTCTTCGCGATACATATCGTTATCGCTGGACACCCGAAGCGATCCATCCGTCATCTTCTGCAAGCGCTTTATCCGCAGGCCATCACCAATTCGAATAGCGAAAACGCCATCTGGCTTAGTGCGGGAGCGGTCAATCAACACCATGTCACCATCAGCTAGTGTGCCATCCATAGAGTCGCCGGCCACGAGAATGCCGACCAGGGTGCTTTTAGACAAGCCCTCGCGGGTAAGCCAGTCGTTGCGAAACTTCAGGCGGCTGCTTATCCGTTCGTGATCGAAAAAGGAGCCGTGGCCGGCGCTGACTTCTATGTCGTAAAGCGGAATTTCTGAATACTCGTTATCCATGCCCGGCGGTATTTCTGTTGCGCCCTCGGCTGTCTCTCCAAAAATCAGCCAATCCATACTTCTGGACGTTTTCATGCAGAACCCAACGCAGTACTCGATCGGGATAGATCCCCGATTTTTCCAGTTATAAACCGCCTGTTTAGATGCGCCGACGAATTCACCAACCTGACCATCGTTTTTGGCGCCGATCGCTTCTCTCATTCTGTGAATCATTAATTCACTATTTAAAAGTTTGTCACCCATATTGAATACCAATAGCAAAATACAATAACCAAATTGTTTACAGGCTTGTGGATTGGGGTCTATCATTCTGTGTAACGAAATAACACACAGAGGATACACCATGCGCCAAACCAATAAACCCATCCGCAATCGCGCTCCCGATGGTGTTGTTGTTGAAAAGCCGGTTGGCCTTCGCCTCCTTCAAGAGGAGCGCGACCAGCTAATCAACATCGCCACCACCGAAAACCGTTCTATGGCGGCCCAGGCCAGAGTGTTCTTCCTGGCTGGTCTGGAACTCTATAAGCACCAGAAATCCGCTTGAAGTTAGATCCTTTAAGGAGAGTTGCCATGTATCAGGACCCTAAACGCATCCGGAAACACCGCGTCAGCATCAACCTGGACGATTACGAAGCTGCGTTGATCACCGCCCTGGTGAACTACACCGGCACCGATCGTGCCGGCCTGGTGCGCCAGATGCTGATCGCTCAAGCCGAGGCCGCATTGCTTCCCTCCGCACTAAGCATGGCTTTTGGGCACAGTAAAACCGAGTTGTAAATTCGCACCTTTTGAGGCCATGAAAAATGCCTGAACTGAACGTCGAGCTGACAGAAGAACAGGAGCAATTGCTCGAATCCATCCGACACCAAGAGAGATTAGCGACTATTGACCAGGCGGCCGAATGGCTGCTGAAACAGCGGCTGAAGCAATCCAGCCTGAAGTTAACCGGGCGCAACCGTGCCATTCACGCAGTAGGGAGCCCACGCAAGTGAAAGCCAAAGTTAAAACGCCCATGAAGCGAAATTACATGCGCATTTTCTGCCCCGATTGCGGCGGCATTTGTCGGATGCGCACCAGCCAGGAGATAGACCCACTGCTGAAGCGCGGATACGTGATGTGCCAAGACATCGAGTGCGGCTACCGCGGCGTGATTCACATCGAACACGTGGCACGGCTTTCTTACACCGGCCATGAGAAAGACAAGCGCATTCCGTTCACCGAAAGCATACAGCGCCACCTGCAAATGGCCCTGCTGGGTGAAGACAAAGAACAAACGCCGTAACGCATCAAAAACACGAAAGGACACGAACATGACCGCTATCGCAAAACAAATCATGACCGACGCCGCCTACCGCCAGTTGATGGCCCTGCGCAAGCACAGCCACAGCGCCAATGACTGCGTTGAGAAAGTAGTGGACAGCCTGATGGAAGAGTTCAACTGCAGCCGCCGGCGCGCAGCCATACTGGCTTTATCAGTGTGGGCAGACCTTGAAGACGTGGGCATGCCTGCGGCTTTCATTGATGTCAGCCTTACCACCGGCAACACCGTTGTTATTTTCGACGCCAGCACCGGCAGAACCTCCGTTTTTTCAATCCGCGAACTGCTCCATCTGCGCGACAACGCCAACCCTGTTACGCACATCCAAGCCTAACCCGGAGCTACAAATGCAAGACCACCTGCGGTCGGACATCATTTCCCGGCTAAAAAGCGACTTTGGCGGCAAAGAGAGCACCGACGCGAAATATGTGCGCCGGTTGCTGTGCCCCAGCTGCGGAAAAAAAGAGGCGTTCACCTCGCTGGATGCGCCCTGGATGATCCGCTGCGGGCGGGAATCAAAGTGCGGCGATTCACACCACGTAAAGCAATTGTTCCCGGAACTGTTCGACAGCTGGACAGAACGCTTCGCAAAGCGCGACTTAAAGCCAGGCGAAAAGGCCAGCGGTACCGAAGTGGCCGATGCGTACATGGAGCACGGCCGCGGCTTTGCCCTGGACAAAGTTCAGGGCTGGTACAGCCAGGAAACCTACTGGGATTACCACCGCAATATTTCATCAGCAACAGTGCGCTTTGCCATTAACGGTACCGACTACTGGGAACGCATCATCGATAAGCCGGACCGCTTCGGCAAGATGAAAGCCCACTTCAACAAAGGTGCCAACTTCCGTGGTCAGGCTTGGGTACCGCCCGGGCTGGACCTTTCCCAGGTGTCAGAGCTGTGGATAGTGGAGGGCATATTCGACGCCATCGCGTTGTACCACGCTGGCATTGCTGCCGTTGCCGCGTTCAGCTGCAACAACTACCCGGAAAAGCTTCTGGAACAGGTCTCTGGTCTGTGTGAAGCCGCTGGCAATAAACCCCCGCGTTTAATTTGGGCCTTAGACGGCGACAGCGCTGGCGTTCGTTACGTTCAGAAGTTCGCCCGCATTTCCCGCGCCGCGGGCTGGCTGATCGGCGCCGCTGTTATCGCGCCGGTGGGTAAAGAGAAGCGCGACTGGAACGACGCATGGCAGCGCGGCGAACTGGTCAGTGAAGACGGCGAACTGCTGACCAAAGAGCCACGGCACCAGGGTGACCTGGTCATCGCTCGCAGCGCTGGCGAAAAAGCCACCCACATTTTCAACCACACCGGAAAGCGCGACTTCCCGTTCGATTACGGCAACCGCCTATTCTGGTTCCGCCTGAACATGGACGAATTTCAGAAAGCCGTAAATGACCAGGAAGAATCCAGCGAAACCCTGACCGATCGCGAAATCCGCGACAGAGCGCTGGACCAGTGCAACGCCGTTTCTGAAATCGCCAACAGCCACGTCAGTTTTTTGTATTACCTGGCCAACAAAGTGACGGATGAAAGCTGGTACTACACCCGCGTGGAATTCCCACACGATGGCCGGCCGGTAAAAAACACCTTCAGTGGCGGCCAGCTGGCCAGCGCCAGCGAATTCAAAAAGCGCCTGCTAAGCGTTGCACCTGGTGCGGTATGGACCGGCAGCAGCCAGCAGTTAGACCGGCTGCTGAAACAACAGATCAGCGGCATTAAAACCGTAGAGACTATCGACTTCATTGGCTATAGCAAAGAGCACGAAACCTGGGTGTTCCCAGAGTTGGCCGTAAGCCACGGCAGCATCTACGAACTGAATGACGAGGACTATTACGACATCGGCCGAATGAGCGTGAAAACGCTCTCTGAGTCGGTGGCACTGAAAATCAACAACAACCGTGCCGACTACCAGCACGGCTGGGCATTGGACTTGGCCAACTGTTTTGGCCCTAAGGGCGTTATTGCCCTGGCGTACTGGCTGGGCAGCCTGTTTGCCGAGCAGATCCGGCGGGCGCACAAGTCTTTCCCGTTCATCGAGATAGTGGGCGAAGCCGGTTCTGGTAAATCCACGCTGATCGAATTCCTGTGGAAACTGGTTGGCCGGCAGGATTACGAAGGATTCGACCCCAGCAAAGCCACCCTTGCAGCCCGGGCTCGTAACTTCGCCCAGGTGTCCAACTTGCCGGTAGTGCTGATCGAGTCCGATCGGGACCAGGACGGCGCCGGCGCAAAGCAGCGCCAGTTTGATTGGGACGAACTAAAAACGGCCTACAACGGCCGGTCTGTTCGCAGCCGTGGCATGAAGAACGGCGGCAACGACACTTACGAGCCACCGTTCCGCGGCGCCGTAGTGATCAGCCAGAACGCCC